TATGCTTTACTTATGGATCTGTACAAAACTACCGGGGCAGCATGGGCCTACCAAACAAGGGGATTACTAAATAAAAAAGGTGGCGGTCAAATGGGGTTTTCTGAAAGGGTAATATCAATAATGAGGCAGATATTTGAGTTTGAATTATTAGAAACTGCCGAGAATATAACACAGACTACAATAAGATTAATACAGGAAGTATTAACCGATGCTGCTTTGGAGGGATGGAGTTTTGATGAGATAGTTAAAAAATTAGTTTCGCCAGAGATGACAGCCCAACGTGCCAGGCTTATTGCACGTACCGAAACGGTTAATGCTGCTAATGCAGGTAGTATGGCTAATCTTAGGGCTGCCGGTGCTACTAAAAAGATATGGATTGCAGCAAGGGATAACAGAACAAGGGAACACCACAGAGATATAAACCAAACAGTTATTGGCATTGACGAATTATTTAAGGTAGGGGATTCTTATATGATGCATCCGGGATCTAAAGAGGGAAGTGCTGAGGAGGTTTGTAATTGCCGTTGTGCGGTTGCAGGGGTGGTGTAATTTTTTTTGTTAAAAAAATATTTGCAACATTGTTGCATTTATTATATCTTTACATACAAGATGGCAGATTACATACAAAAACAAGCGCATTACTTAGCAGCATCAATAAAAGATATGGATATCAAAGAGGGTATTGTTATCGGGTATGCTGCCAGTTTTGGAACGCTTGATGCAGACAGAGATATTATTATGCAAGGCGCATTTTCAAAAACGATAAAAGAACAAGGCCCTAAATCTACACAACCACGAATTAAACATTTACTAAATCACAATACATCTCAGCCTATTGGTAACCCATTATCATTAATGGAAGATGCAAATGGACTGTTGTATGAAAGTAAGGTAGGAACAAACGCTATTGCGGTTGATTTTTTAAAGATGGTTGATAGTGGATTAATTACCGAGCATTCTATCGGATATTCAACAGTAAGAAAAACAGTTGTAAACCCTGATGCAGACTGGAGAGAGCAGACAACACAACTACACGAATTAAAATTATTTGAGTTCTCATCACTTACAGCCTGGGGCGCAAATCAATACACTCCATTAATAGGAGTTAAGAGTTTAAAAACTGTTGAGGATAGAATCGCAAACCTGATCAAAGCTATTGACGGCGGTACTTTTACAGATACCACGTTTATATTCTTACAAGATGAATTATTATTTTTACAAAAAGCATTCAAAGATATTACCACTCACGCCGCTACCGCACCTGAGCCGGATATTGAAGCGCAAATAAAAGCAGCATTTCAATTATTCAATTTAAAAAAATAAAAAAATGGAAATCAAAGACATAAAGGAGTTACTGGTTACTGAACTGGAAGCTACCAAATCCGCAATCTTAAAGGTTGCCGATGACAACGCAAAGTCAGAATACAAAAAAATGAATGATTTAGTGGATGAGAAATTCGCTAAATTAAACAATCTGCCTGCCGATGTAAAGCCAGAGATGGTTACAAAAGCATTAGCCGATATTAAAACAATGGTTGCCGATTGGGCAGACATGGAGAAACTGGTTAAGGAAGGCCGTTTTGCCGCACCGGGTACACAGGGGAAAAACTTTACTGAGGCATTAGGTATAGCCGCAAAAGAAAACGCTGATAAATTAGCCGGACTTAAAAAAGGCGAAGGTGTTACACTGGAATTAAAGGACATGACATTTGGTAATGCATTTACCTCAGCCGGGGCAAGTACTACCTTTCTTAAACCTGGTATAATTGAATTACCTAAACGCAAACTGCATATCAGGGAGCTATTGCAGGGTGGCGGAATGGGGCCGAACAGTACATTTGATTATGTAAAAGAAATTACTGGTACAGGTTCAATAGCTAATACTGCCGAGGGTACTTTAAAATCTCAGTTTGGGTTAGCTTTACAAGAAACATCTGTACGTGCTGAGTGGATTGCCGGTTTCATGGTAATGAGTTACAACCTGTTAAATGATGTTGAAGGTATGACTACTTTCTTATCAAACAGATTACCAGAAAAATTATTACGTGTTGAAGATTCTCAGATACTTAACGGTTCCGGTGTACAACCTAACCTTTTAGGTATTCAATCAGTGGGTAACTATACTGCTGCTGCTGCATCTGCAGTAAACCGGGCCGAAACATTAATTAACGCTATCGCACAGCTTGAAGTTTTGGATCGTGAAGCAAACGGTATCTTACTTAATCCACAGGATTGGTACAACTTGTTACTTTACAAGGCATCAACATCAGGCCAATACAGTTTACCTGTTAACCTGGTGCAATTTATTAACGGACAGATTTACATAGCTGGTGTACCTGTGTTTAAATCAACAGCACAAACATTCTCTGACTTCTTAGTAGGTGATTGGACTATGGGTGCTAATTTGATTACAAGGGAGCCTGCACGTGTTGAGTTCTTTAGAGAAGATTCAACCAACGTAAGGACTAACCAGGTAACCGTAAGAATTGAGGAGAGAGTAGCATTGCCTGTGTATGGTAACGATTACTTTGTGTATGGTAATTTTGATGTAGTTTCTTAATTGATCTTGATATTTTAAATAAAAGCCCTGCCCGATTATGGTCGGGGCTTTTTAAATTTTAGCAAATGGATTACAGGTCAAATGAAGATTATTACTGGAAAAGTAGGGGGTATTCTGCTGATATTGGCCGGGGCCTATACAATGGTACTACAAATACAGTATTTAGCGTAGAGGGTGCAGAGCCTGTTACATTAAACGATGTTAAGTTGTGGGGTAAGATTGACACAACGGCTGACAATAGTTTAATAACTGCATTGATCACCACTGCCCGGATTATGTGTGAGCAGTACACTAATACTTCATTAATTACCCGTACAATCGTTTCAGATATCAATAATGCAAACGGTGGTTTTATTTTACCTTATGGGCCTGTTACAAGCACACCTACTGCCGTTGATTGGCAAGGTATAGCATTAACCTTAGTGTGGAATTTCAGCCAAATACAAAGCCCATACGGGCGAATGGCGGTTACTTATAATGCCGGGTTTGCTGTAGTACCAGAAGTGTATAAAACGGCCATTATGCAACAGGTATTATACCTGTATGAGAATAGAGGCGATGGCAAACAAGATATGGCTCCATTAGCATGTACATTACTTAACCCATTAATCAGACAAAAATAATGGTAGGTAAAATGAACAGGCGGCCCACGTTTTACAATGAATCGTTTACGGTTGATGCCGGCGGCGGCCCAACGGGAACGATAACAGAACAATGGCAGGCATGGGCTGAGATTGAAAACAGAACGGGTAATACTTACGCAGCACAGGCAACAGAATTAACACAGTACGATTACCGGGTAAAGGTCAGGTTTGATGGGCGGTTTACTTCTAATACAACTATGATTTACGAGGGGCAGGTTTGTAAATGCCAGTCAATGACTATTGAAACGGAAGGGTATAAAAATTATTTAGTTTTACGCTTTTCAAAAACTGATACATGGCTGGATCTGTCATAAGGATTGAGGGCTTAGAAAAAACATTAGCAAGGTTTGATGTAAAGAAGTATGAGCCGCAGATTCAACAATGTTTTGATAAGTTTGGGTTAAGGGTAGAACTTGCGGCAAAACAAGCTGTCCCTGTTGATGAGGGTAAATTAAAAGGTTCTATATTTCAGCAGCCGGGTAGGTTATCAAATACATTCGGGGCATCGGCTAACTACGCATCATTCCAAGAGTTTGGCACACGAAAATTTGCAGCAGCATACATAACAACATTACCTGTAGATTGGCAATCATTTGCCAGGCAATATAAGGGGGGTGGCAACGGTACTTTTAATGATTTTTTATTAAGTTTGGTAGGGTGGTGTAAAAGACATGGAATAAGTGAAAAGGCAGCATACCCTATTGCAATTAAAATATTGCGCAATGGGATGAAACCACAGCCGTTTTTATACCCGGCTTTTAATAAAAATAAGGAGTTGCTTTTAAAAGATTTACAAGCTATCAAATTATGATTGACATAAACTACAGCCTGCGCATTGCATACTACGCCGCATTAAACGGGATTGCCGGGGTGCCTGTATTTTATAACATGGTTCCGCCTACAGCATCGCCTACTGAGTATATTGTTTTCCGATCAATTACAAACAACGATGCCAGTACGATAAATAGTAGCGATATTAACCTCCAAATAACGGTAGAGATACAAACCTTTGAGGATGGATTAAATAGCGGATTAACGGCTGATTCTATCGCCAGGGAGGTATTTAACAGGATTTACCCAAATCCACAGGCAGTACTTATATTAGACGGCGCACAGATGGTAAAAACAAGGTTACTAAATGATATTACTAATGTTCCTGTGGCACAAGGTAACCGAATGTACGTTAGCCGGTTTATCACTTTTGGGCATAATATTTATTTAAGATCGGATATTTCATAAAATAAATGCAACAATGTTGCAAAAAAACAATTAACTTTATAAAAAAATTATCACAATGGCAGCACACAAAATTAGTTCCAATGATATGGCTTTATTCCTTAGCCGGGATGGAGTTACTTACAGTACAGTAGTTTGTCTTACTGGTTTTTCTGTAACCCGTTCTACGACAGAGATTGATGCTAAGTCTTTCTGTGGCCCTGATAAGTTACCTGGCGCACAAGATAACGGCATTACTTTTGAGGGGCAGGTTATGGAAAACCCGGACAGTGGAAATTACAGTACTGATGAGCTTACTGATTTTTGGATTACCAAACAAACTATTTATTGGAAGTTGGGTAAATTAGTTCCGATTACAGGTGACGAAACAGACTACGGTACAGGATGGATTAGTAAACTTGATAAAACAGGTGCTACTGATGCCATTGTAACATTCTCTGGTGCTATTGGTGTTTACGGATTAATGTCACATACAACAGCTACATCATAATGAGTAATTACATCCAAATTGAAATCGGGGGTAAGCAAAGAGGATTTAAGTTTAATCAGATGGCTGATACT